TAATCGTTCCAGAAGAAGAAATGTTAACTTGTCTGTCGGAGCCGTTGTATGACAGGTCTACGGATACGACACGGAACAGTCCGTTCGTAGTAGACGAAAGGTCGTCGAGGTCCGCATTGAGCGAGTCAAGCATTTGTGCGCGAGGGAATCGCGGGCTAAGTGTTAGTAGCGCCCCCGACGAATGAGACGAAGGAGTCGTTCCCGAGTGCCCGCGCTCCACCGTAATTGTCTTTGTTGCCGGGTTTGAGTCCCAAACGTAAAAGAGTTCGGAGCCGATTTCGAATACAGAACCAGCACGAAAGCCGCCAATGTCATAAGTAACGACAACGCTCGTATCGTTACTCGTGAGGCTCGCAGCCAATTTGTTGCGTTCTTCAACGACCCCCGCCAACATTTGGCGCGATGCCCTGTTAAGGACAGTCGCAACCGTAGTCATTTAGTAAGTGTAGCCCCCGTAACCCGGAAACGAACCAGCCTGAGCCTTGGCAGAACTCGCACGGGTGCGCTTCCCCTTTTTGGCTTTTGGTGGACCAGCAATTTCTTTTGCTGGTTTTCCTTTTTTGGGTTTCGTCACTTGTTCTTCTTCTTCTTATCCATGGCAGCCTTCTTTTCTGCTTTCTTTGCTGCCGCCATCCCTTTGGCGTTGTATGCGAATTTCTTGTTTCCAACTTTTGGCATGTTATTTTTTCCCTTTGTTTCGTGCGGATATTGCCTTAGCCTTGCTGCGTGCATCTGATTTAGATGACGCGCCCCAAGCCTGTAAGGATAATAGCAGGCGAGTTGGCTTTCCCTTACTATCGCGTTCGGGTCCGGGCATGTTTCCCATGCGAGCCAGAAAGGATGCGCGACGTGGATTGTCGCCTGCCTTTACTGGGGCCTTCAGAGTCCCGCCTTTGTAGGATGCTCGACCTTTGGCGTTGAGTCCGCCCTTTGGGTTCTTGCCTTCTTTGCGCGTCCACGCTGGAGTCTTGGCCATTACCTGTACCTTTTTGCTTTCTCCGCAACCTTCTTGGGTTGCTTGACAAACTGTTTACCAGCTTTATTTCCCTTGGCTTTTGCCCTGTTTGTTGCGGCTTTTTCTGATGGGCTGAGCGCATTCCATGCAGCGTCAGGCAGATAGCGTTTCTTGCCTTTCGACGGTTTGCCGTCGGATGTGCGCCACTTTTGCGACGACCAATTCTTCAACGACTTCTGCGACTTAGCCAGAGCCATTACTTGTAACCTCCGCCAGCCTTCTTGTACTCAGATGCAAGCAGTTGCGCCTTGCGTGCAGACCACTCACCTGGGTCGCCGCCCTTGGTGCCAGCCTTGATTCTGTTAAACAAGCGCTTGCGCATCTCGGGCTTGGTGTAGTTGCCAGCCTCATTTACGCGTGACTTGGTCTTCTTTTTTGCAGCCATTAGTTTGCCGTCGCTTCCAGACGGGCCGACCCGTCAATCTGGGTGGGTTGCCCACCTGTTTTCCTAATGCGTTTGTACGCATCAAGGTCTCCGTCAAGAAATTTTTCTTTCTTGTTTAATTCTGAAACATTGTTACGAGTTGGGGTTGCCGAACCGGAAACTCTGAAGTGTGACACCCTGCAGGCAAAACAACCCTCAACGTCAAGATTTGGATGTGTTTCTTTGTGTTTCATAATCCCCTAAGAAATGTATGCGCCGTAACCTGCCGCAGTAAGACTAGCAACCTCATCTGCTGACACTTCGTTATCGGACCCACCAAAATACACTCTCGTAATCGTCGTGTTGTCGTTCGGTTCATTCTCCGTAAAGTTGCCGTTCGTTAACAAGAAGACGTTTCTGCCGCGAGGTTCAGCATCAAAATGTCTAAACAGGCTGTACGCCATGCGTGCTTCTTGGGAATCGAACTCGTTTGGTGGTACACCCAATACTACGAAGTCGTCGGTGGGTGGGCGGAAGATGCTCATGTTATGTACTCACCATAGCCTGCTGCAACAAGTTCAGCCTTCTCCTCAGCGGTAACAAAGTTTTTGCTACCCCCGTAATACACCTTCACGATGCGTTCATATTCTCGTTGTTCAACTTGGGTGAATGAGTTATCGGTAAGTTTGTAGACGTTCGCCCCTGATGAGGTTCCTTGGGCGTAACGGAACAGGCGACCTGCTATCGAATCGTCGAAACGACTAGCGGCGGCAGACACATCGCCAACGGGTGTGATGAACAGCAAGAGTTTGAGTTGGGTGGCGGACTGGCTGCCAGTACCTGAAGCGGTAGCGGTGCGGAACCTGACGGGAATCCCGACACATACTTGGCTGCCTGTACCTGATGCTGTGGCGGTGCGGAACCTGACGGTAAACGACGTGATGGTGGATTGCCCTGAGCCTTCCCCTGATGCTGTACGGGGCGCAATATGCAGGGTGGTGGCAGTAGATGACCCCGCCCCTGTAGCGGATGCTGTACGCGCCCTGAGAACCTGCTCCGAGGTTGTGGACGTTCCAGTACCTGAAGCGGTAGCAGTACGAACCACGATTCGTAGCCCTGTAGCAGATTGCGAACCTTGACCACTCCCAGTGGCGGTGTAAGCACGGATAGAGAACGATGTGACGGTGGAGGAACCGACACCTGAACCTGTTGCTGTACGAGGCGCAATATGCAACCCTGTTGCCCCACCACCCGTCGAACCTTGCCCGCTTGCTGTAGCCGAACGAGGAACAACACGTTCACCGTCCGCAACAGAAGTTCCTATACCCGATGCGGTTGCCGTACGGATGGCAACGAGCACAGTAGTAGTTGATGACGAACCTAACCCTGACGCTGTGGCGGTACGGAGAACTATCCGTAGACCTGTTGCCGATTGTGTACCTGTTCCTGATGCGGAAGCGGTACGTGCAACTACGCCTTTGAAAAATCCTTGCGTAGCGGCAAACGGCGAAGCGAAATAGACGACCTTGCGATAGGCGTAGTTTGGGACTTCTTCAAACTCGCGAAATCCAGGCGTGTCCGTGAAACCGAACGTAAAGTCGGTGACTCCAGTAGCCATCAGGCTACCTCACTTAGTCGAGGCTGAGAGTCAGCGCAGTGATTTGGAAAGTGTCCCCAGCAGTAACAGCAGCCGAAGATGAAAGTGCGCCAGTCCACAGGCAGTTGCCTGCGCTGACGTTATCCCACAAAGAGAAATGGCTATAAGTTTCGGTAGTGGAAACGTTCGTCCACTCAACCGTGGCAGACGCAGCCATCGAACCCGTTGATGCGGCAGAAAACGTGACATCTTCACGAGTCGTATTTACGGCTGCGTTACTTGTACCCGCTTCGCCTGGGTCGCCCAAGTGAAGTTTCACGTATACGTTTGCCACCGAAAACGATTGAGCGCGAAGGGTGTCAAGCAGTTTGTTTTCTGCGTAATTGGAAATCGACATAGGGTTACCTTACTACATTCAAATCAAATGTGGGGGCCAGGCCAGGGGATTTTGCCTGACCCCCACTACTTGTTATTTGCTCCAATTAGGAGGCGTTTGCGCCAATGCTTGACGATGACTCAATGCGACGCAACGATGCCTCACGGAATCGTGCGTAGCCACCAAGCCAGTACCAGCCGACAGGCTGGAAGCGGCTTAGCACGTCGACCACTGGGCCACGAACGACGCGTGGGAACGCGCTGTTGCCATCCACAATTGAGTGGGCCTTTGCCAGGGCTTGACGGCCACAGATGTGCGTGCAGTACGCATCACCGGTTCCGACCGCACCAGCACCATTGAAGGCGTTCTCGAAAATCTTTGCACGTGGCGTCTCAATGAAACGCACACCTTCAAAGGCGCCGACTTCACCGTTGTAAATCATCGCCGGGTCGCTGTACACGTGCGGGTCACGCCATGAAGCAACACCGGTCTCACGACGGAGGTCGTACGACACGTCTGGGTGAATGAAGCCCATGTACATGCCGTTGAACGACACCGCATTGGACTTGCGAAGTGCGGCGACGAGCTTGCGAACGTCGTTGGCGGTGATGATGTCATCAACAGCCAAACCAACTCGGGTTGACGGGGTGGATGCTCCACCGCCACCGTAAATGACGTTGGTGCCAGCAGCGAGTACTTCGCGGATGACTGCGTCAACCGAGATTCCCGCGTTGTAACCAACGAGGTTTGCGGCTGCCGAGTCCACGTCAAGGAACGAGGTTCCACGCAACTTGGCGGTCGTGTTTACGGCGTTGCCGTATTCTTCCAGGGTCACTTCAACCTGAGAGTCGCCCATCGCTACTGGAGTAACGTCGGTGTCCTCGGTGAGGGTGCTGGTCTTTTCGGCCAAGTCGTTGAAGATTGTGAACTTCACGCTTGAACCTGGCATTGCTTGTGCGACTGGCATTACGTCTGCAACCGCGTCGAACAGAAGTTCGCTGCGGAGTGCGAAATACGCAATCCGGTCAAATGCAACTTGGTCTGTGAGAAGGTTGCTTGTTTGTGTTTTGCTCATGGCCTGTTAATTCTTTCTCCCACAGGCTAGGAGCCTGGGGCTAGGTGTCTTGTGCTTGTTCTCTCATTTGTGCAAGTAGATGCATCACTTCGTCTTGATTGCGAGTTGAGTTGAACTTCTTTACCCAGTCGACCTGTTCGTCAGTTTGCTCGCCAGCCGTGCTTGCCTTTTGAAGTCGAGCCCAAGCCTTTTTTTCAGACTCGTCTGCAACTTCTTTTGGCCTCTCAGGCTCCAGGAGATTTGCCTCCTGGGCTGCTGCCCTAATCGCTTCGGAAGACACCTCGCCGTCGTAGCCCTTAATGAAATATTTGGCAACTGGAGCATTCACGTCAATGCCTGCTTCAGCAAAAGCCATCTTTCGCTTTAGGGTTTCAAACTCCTGTGCCTGTTGTCGGAGAAGTTTGTTCTCTGACTCCACCTTTTTGAGGTGTGCACGTACGGGGTCTTTGGATACCGTTTCGTTCGTCTCATCATCAAAATCGTCGATGACATTTGACATTGCTCACTCCGTTCTGCCCACTTCCGGGAGGAGGTCCCAGAAGGCTGCTGTACCCTTTGCTTAGGTCGGTTCGGGACTCCGACATTTACAACAGTACACCCTTAATAGCGAATTGCTATGGAACTACTGAGCGGAGCCGACTCCGGTTTCAATGGTGCCAGATGTTGCCCCGGTTGTAGCAGCAAATCGACCACCACCCATGAACTCACCCCGACGCGTGGAAATGCGCTTTTCTATTTTTGCTTGAGCCTCTGGGTTGTAGCCAAAGGTTTCGCCCAGTTTCTCTTGCATGCTTATGTCCTCTTCGCCGGCCATGGTTTCGTAAAGACCACGTCTCCTGGCCATGGAGCCAAAGCCTTCTTGGGCTTGTTGTTCCGTAATACCCCTAGACGCAAGCTCCTCTGCGGTCATTGCGGTCAATTGGGTGCCACCCTCCTGCGCGCGCGCGGCAAGTTTTGCTGCCTCTGCCCTGCGGGTTAAGATTGGCATGGTTTCTGCTGGGTTGAGGAAATAGGCGGCCAGGTCCGAGTCGTCCACATTGTAGAGCTTTTTCATTTGCTCGCGCGTAGCAGGGTCGGCTTCTTGAACACGGCGATAGCCATTCTGGATTCGAGCTTGCAATTCCTGGGGGGATACGTCCCCCTCCAAAAGAGATTGAATAATTTCCGGCCTATTGAAGTATCTGTCCATGCCATTGGACTTCATGGTCTCGCTGTAGATTCGCTCCATTGCGACATATGTGGAGGGTTGCAGCTGGGGCAGGCCAGCAGCAGCTCTTTTTAGGTTTGCCGAAAACCTCTTTTTAAAGGACTCTGTTTCCCGTAATTCAAACATGACGGATGATTCGCTTGTTATGCCGCGAGCCATCAGGTCGCCAATTTTGTCCTCAAGCGACTCCAACCCGAACTTTGCCAAGTAGCTGCGAATCATGGTTGTGGCGCTGGTGGTTCCCGAGTCAAACGCCATGGAGCCATTGTCTCCGCTTGTCTGTGGGCGAGAAACATACATTCGGTCGAACTCTGCCATGGCGTCTTCCGCGGAGTAGATGCCAGACTCCGCCCCAGCGACGAGGGTGTCCAGATAGGCCTGTTCTGAGCCCGTGTAATAACCACCCGTTCTTTCGGCCGCGGACCTAATTGCACCCATGCGCGAAGCGTTTTCTTGCGCCAGCAACTGGGCGGGCGTCATCGTGTCCTGAAGGGTGACTTGACGATTACCTGGTAGGTCGTCTGGTCTCATGCTCACGTTACATCACCTGCCCAAATGATTTTTCCATCATCATAATCATTCTCGCTGCTTCGGATTGTGCTGCACGAGTTTTGTCCCATCCGTAGTCAGGGTCTTTGCGCAGTAGGTACTGGAAGTCCTCCGCCGTCATGCTTGTCCCGTCGGGTCTCTTGTTGAACACAACCGAGAATTTGGGGTCACTCATTCTGATGTCCATCGGATTTTTTTCAAGAGTGCTTGCTGCGATATTTCGATATGGCTCGAAGATGTCATCCATAGTGAAGCCCTGGTCAAACTGCTCACTGAATTGAGAGTACATAATTTTGGCATTGTCTTTGGCTTTCTTTACCAACATGTCCTCGGTGTACGTGACACCAAGGTATGGCTGACCAGTTAGCACAGAACGAATCTGGTCATCAAGCCCGGGTGGGGCGTAGTTAAAGCGCTTCAGCGATTCCTTGAGTGTCGTGGCGGCATCTGTTTCCCCAATGACCGGAGGCATACCTTTTGCCGCTTGGCGATTAGAGATGATTGAGTACGCGTAAAACTGGGTTTGCAATTCGCTGGCACCGGTGCTAAGTGAATATGTGGCCAGGTCACGTATCTGGGCATCGTCGAGCTCCAGGGTTCCGTACAGATTGCGCAGTTCCGGAATCTTGTCCGCGATTTGGTCGTCTTTGTCTGCCTGTCCAAGCAGGGCCCATTCACGCCGCGATTTGTCCGTAGAGGTATAGAGCTTTGTAGCCCGAACCTTGTTCACCCAGGCGGTCTTGCCGGCATCTGTCGTTAGGTCGTAATCATCTGGCTTTTTTGCATAAGCAATAAACAGGTCAACGAGGTCGTCGCCAAGAAGAGAGCGAGCTTTTGCTTCACCTTCTCCTCCGTCAACCATTGAGGAAAACTGCGGGAAGTCAATCTTAAATTGTTCACGCCAATCTTGCTTTGGCTTCTTGGGCGTCTTAGGTTGGGTTGCCATTATTGACCTAGCGCTTGAAATGCGAGTGAGATTGCATTGCCGAGACCGTAGGAAACACTAGCGGTTGGGTCTGCCTGTCCCGCAAATTTGCTAGCAGTCAATTGACTACTTGGCATTTGTTGTCCAGCGGCAACGGCAGAACGCTCTTTGTTTTGGATAAAATCAATTGCTTCGGCTAATTCTTTTTTGTTGGGTGCTCGTCCTAGCTTGGAAAAGAACGCTTCGCGGGCGTAGGCCATTGCGTCTTCGTCAGAGGTAACGCGAACAGTTGTGCCATCTTCTTTTACTGATGCGAAGGTTCCAAGTAGTCCCACCATTTCGTCCCACGGGCGCTGATTGATGTTCGATAGATTCAGCAACTTTCTCCATACGACCTCATCGTCTGGGGTCCAGCCCAAACCCTCCTTCATCGCTTCGCTTACTTTTCTGTTTCCGTACCAACCGACTCGTTGGAGTTCCTTGGAAACACGTACGCGTTCATCGGTTGACAATTTGTATAGTTCACGAGCCACGGAAAATGGGTCCTCTTCGTCGTATGCCTGTCCGGCAATTTGTCCCTTACTATTAATTAGCACCGGGCCTTGGACGTAGGTAGTGGTGGGTGTCCTTGCCCCTGGGCTGTAGGACTGAATTTTTATATTTACGTTAGAGCGAATTGCCGCTGCTTCTTTTTCGGTAAGCCTGGGCGAGAACCCCGTGTACTGGCGACGGGGGTATGGGGTTTGAATTGTGGTTGGTAATACGAAATCGGCAACGGTAGCCGAGCCGTCGTCTGATGGAGTTGTTGATTCGCCTGCCATTTAGATGTCCACTTCCTGTACTAAGAAACGCTGCCAAATTCTATCAAATTCGGGGTTGGCGGCAGATAACGATTCGCCCAACTGATAAAGACTCTGTCGTGCAGCGGCTGCCTTCTTGGGTTGAAGGCTAATAAGTTGTTCGGATTGCATGACCTTGGCCCTCTCCCTAAGGTAACGGGCAACCGACTCAGCAATGGGGTTTTTCTCCAACCGCGGGTCTTTCACCAACCTTTGTAATTGGTCCAAGTCATTCGCCAACTTATTGGCTTCAAACTGGGCACGGCGAGGAAACCCTGGGAGCTTTGTATTTAGGTAATCGCGGTAGTTGCGCAGGGCGTTTTGTTGTAGTTCGTTTGGACTTGGTCCAAACAAACGCCTAGCCGCTCGATACTTAACAGAGCCAAGGCGCTTTTGTGCCAAGTCAATCATCTCTCGGTCCGTCAATTTCTCTCGAGTTCCCTCCAGCAGTTGGCGTTCCCAAACCGTAAAGTTGAAATCACCGCCGCCGCGTGGGGCCATGAAGTAAGCCGTATCCGGGTATTGACTGGTTAGGTCTTTGTTTTCTCGCTCCCAAACGCCAAACTCCTCTGTTGCCTCAAGCCCCTGTGCTACGGCTCGGCTCTTTGAGCCCAGGTACAAAACCAATTCGTCGCCATACAAACCAAGGAACCTGTCTATAGAGCTGTCGTAATCTTCGTTTTCAAAGGCACGCAATTCCGTCATAAGCTCGTCAACGAATTTGTCCCCTTTTTTGGTTGGAATCTTGAAGTCCGTAGTGGGCGACGCTGGGCCAGTGAACTGCCCGGCTGCGCGCATGAGCGTCAGAATTTGCGCGAAGGTCCGAGCATCAGCCATCAACTGGGTTACGCCCTCTTCGGTGCCAAGGTTGTATTTGTCGGTATTGACGGACAACGCGCGCAGGGTTTCCATGTACGTATTTCCATATACGGTATTCATGTAAACCTGATTGGTCAGCATTCCCGAAATCGCTGGGGCGGCTTTTTGTAGCCAAGATGGGGTTATGTTTAGGGCGTCTTTCCATCCAACCTCGCCATAAGGCAAAAGCAACTCTTTAAGTTTGTCGTACTTTGGAACATCGGGGAGAATCTTGGATACGGCGAAACTTGCCATTGGGCCAAGGGCTGGATAAAAGCTGATGCCCTGGGACAGTCTGGAAAGAGGTGCGCTAAGTGGGGCATTGATACCGGTGAACAATTTGGCAATTGAGCCAGACATCGGGAATGTAAACATCTGCTCACCCGTAGATGGGTCTCTGTAAATGAAGCCGCGACCATCTGCGTCTGGGTCGCCCTGAGACAAGCCGTTGTATACCTTGTGGAACTGACGGTACATGTGGATGTTGTCGGTTACTGCAAAACTTGCGTACCGACCAAGCACATCTCGCCATGCGGCTTCAAATGGGGCAACTACCCTGAGGGCGTCCTGGAAGTTGTTCCTGCTTGACGCGTCATACAGCAATTCCTTGGTGCGATGGATGCCCACAAAACGGGAATAGTCGTCAAGTTCGTCAACCGTCAACGTGCCGGTGATGCCCTTGCGATTTGGAAGATTCTCGATGGCTTTGGTTACGTTTTGACGAAGTTTGCTTTCTCCCAGGTATTTACGGATATTGCCACCGGACTTTTCGTAGATGTCGGCATACAACTTCATGCCCTCTTCGTAAGACAATTGGTCGATGTGTTTAACGGCTTCGTCGTAATAGAACTGACGGAAAACAACGGACTTCTCCAACTTTCGTGAAGCCGTATCATAAAATCCATCAAAGAACCACGACGTGGCTTTGTCCGCATAAGACATCGTCCGCTCTTCAAGTGAGTCAAATCGACCACCTGGTCGGTAGTTAATCATTTGCTCTCTTGGGTAGGCGGCAGCCAAACCCTTTTGGGAGCCCTCGTCCCAGAGACGCGAGCGCTCAATGAGCCTGCGTGCCTCTTTTGCGCCAAGACCGTTTTTGCCAGCGGTGGCTGCGTTGTCCACAAGAATAGGAACAAACGTCAGTTCGTCGCCGTCAATTTTCTGCACAATTCCGGTTACTTTTTCCCCCGCTATGTTTACCGTGCGTTTCTGGCCAACTCCAAGTTTTTCCTTTGGCTTCAAGGGGATGTCCGAGGTTTTCAAAACACGGACATCTTGCAGGTTGCCAACCGCATTATGGGCAAACAAAAACATGATGTCGTCAAGGTTGCCTGTGTTGTACTTAACGTTTGCAATAACTATGTGCCGAAAGTACGAATCAAGTATGGAGCGATAGAAGTCGGGGTCGCTTTTCTTTAGTTCCTTAATTGACAGGGGAGGAAACCTATACGGCATGTCGTTGGTCTTGTCGTAGAATTCAATTCCATCGGCAAACAAGGCATCAACACTCCGGAAGGCGGTCGTCCTTTGATTTTCCATGAACCCTATGAGTTCGCTTACAATGTCATCATCTGTCTTTCCGGAACTGAGTGCGATTGCAACTCGACTCTGGAATTCGTCAGACATAGTCTTTTGAGCGGACTGTATGACCCCGTCAGTGTGATAACGAGTAAGGTATCTTTTTGGTCCACTGGCCCTATTTACCAAGGTGAATGAGCCTGACTTAAAGCGATGCCTAACGCTGTCGCTGGAATTCCAGCCGTGGCGAGATGAGGCGCCAACAAAAGCGTTTCTCAAATCCTCCCAAACGTCCTCTTGCTTGCTGCGCTCCCAAATTCTAGGACGGGCGCCAGCCTCGATTGACTCCGCCGCTTCTTTAGCGGCCTTCTTTCCAGACTTGACCCCAAGGTCTGCAAACTCGACACCCGTAAGACTGTTACCGTAACGTTTTCCAAGCACCGCATTTATGTAGTCAATCGGGTGTTTGAATTGATTGATTCCGCCAGCCGCCATGCGCACTTGGGCGTCCAGCATGTTGCGGATTACGTATCCCCCAGTTGCCAACTGGGCAACCTTCCAAACGCGTTGTTGCAAAAGTTCGGCAAATGCCAAACTTAGTCTCTGTTCGCCGGTTAGAACTGGCCGACGCTTTTGCTCGGTAAGGGAAAGCATTTGGTCTTTTAGTTCGTCTATCCGTTCCGAGGCGTTTGCACGAAGGGTTCCCCTTAGGCTTTCGAGCCTGAATACCTCGTCCTTGAGGGACTCGTAGAGCGCCCTGTCTTTTGATGAAACAACATCAACCATTCGCAATGGCATGCGGCTGGTAATTGGGAGTTTGGGAATCAATTGCTTTCCCTGACTGTCTTCAAGCAATTTTCGGAAAAGCGGACCTCTTGTCAATCGGCGCAGCACCTGTGTGTCAGGGAGGATTTGAACTCGGTTGAGCAGGTCTACAAGTTGTGCAGGTTGCAAGAGTTGGATGTCGCGGTTTGAAAACCCGGCACCATCAAGAACTTCATTGAGGAAGTCTGGGTCGAGTTTGTCTTTTACTTGTTCGTAAAGTGAGCGAACCAACCCATTGTCTGTTTCAACACCAGTTCGGCTGCGAAAGTAGGTACGCATGGCATCGAGGGACATTTCCCCGCCATTCAGAATTTCGTCAATCATTTCGTCATGCACCCCGGATGAGCGCAGGTATGTCTTTAGGTATTTCTTATAAGTATTGAGGGTGTTTTTTCTAGCAGTTGGTGTAGCGCGTGCGCTACGCGAAAAAGACTCAAGGGCTCCAATGGTGGTGTCGGTCCCAGACATGAATTCTTTTACGTCGACATCAGATGCCCCTGCCGCACGCATGGATAGGACCATGTTTTTGATTGAGCTCTGGTTGTCAATGTCTCCCCCGGAGACAACAATCTGTTGTTCCGGTATTTGCTTAAAAGCGCGCATTTTTCTAATCGTGCCACCAACCAAGTTTCTCTCAAACTTGTAGTTTCCAATGCCGGCCTTTAGGGTTTGTTCGCCAAACTCCCAGCCGCTTGTTAAGGAGGAAATAACCTCATCATCAGTCTTGGCGCTCTTCAAACGAAGGGCCATGTCTGTGCTTATCTTGCCGTCAAATATGTCTTCCCATATTACGCCAGCGTCATCAGTTTCCTTTATGGTGTTGACCAGTTTGATTGCGTACGGATTGGTACGAAAGAAGTTGTCAAACTGGGTTGCGTTGTAAGTTGCGCCAGACAGGTCCATGCCAAGGCCGGACTCGCGCAAGTACTTTTGCCTTGTGGGACCAAGAGCTTTGCGTAAACTTTCTGCATCCTCTGCACTTAAGAGTGGAACAATTCCCTTGAGGCCTGCGGATGGCGTTCCGGCTTTTCTTAGAATTTCAATTGCCGTGCCTGTTTTTGCAGCAACGGCTACGTACTGTGCGGTTCGTATTCCCTTTGCAACCCACTTGGACGGGTCTGGCAACATAATGTTAAAGACGGCATCGATGATGCCCGAGCCATAGCGATAGGCCATGTCATTCTCCCGGAAGACTCCACCAATTGACATGACGCCACGCCCAAGCGTAAAAGCGGAACTATAAACAGTTCCTCGCACCGCCCTTGAGCGTGCGGACTGTTCCTCTACTATTTGCGCATTGGGCAGCCACCCAACACCTTGCTTCTCTGGATTGTCAAGCATTGTTTGAAAAGTGGAAGCAGAACTCATGCCAGGAATATCAATCCCCTTGCCGGTCCAAAGCTGGCCCAAAATGGTGTTGCCGTATTCGGGAAGAGCCATCAGTGCGGACAAAGACCACCTAGAGGCCCATTTGGCGGGACGAGCAGCAACCGTTAATCCAGCGCCTGCATAATCGGTCACAACTCCAGTGAGCGCTTCTGCTGGCTCCGGGATGAGAAGCGAAAAAGTTTTTGATGCAACGCGCTTTGCAAAACCTAGTCCATCGTAAATGGTCCTAATCGGCATTGGTAAATTTCCAACTGCTTCTCTTTTTGCATCGTATGAGTCAAGTTCCCGCTGGGATGCCATTTTCGCAATCTGGTCAATTGCTTCGATGGAGGCACCGGATTTAGCCATGGCGAGCTTTACCTCTGGGGAAAGCCATGGGGCGCGGTAATTGATTTGATTCATCTTTAACGCCATTGACTGCGAATACTCGGGACCAAATTGGTACCTATTGGTGCCAACGTCCTGTTGCATTGAGAGCATGTACTCCCTGTCTTCAGGGAATAGGTTGTTATAGAGCATCAGCCCATCCCGTAGCGAGCAAGCAGGTCTTCCAGGTCGTCGCTAGGAAACATTTGCGCAATGGCCCGGATTTCCTCAAGCGCCTGGGTCGTTTGGTTCATCATCGGAATACCCGCTTGAAACATATTTGGTCCTGGACCAAATGGCGCGCCTGCGGTAATTGGTTCATTCGGGCGTTGAGATGGAGCGGTCAGCGACGTAAGCGGGGTTGCTTGCTTTGCAATAATTGCAGCAGAAGTTTCCGATGGTGATGCGCCCATTGGGACAGCGGACTGACTGGCCAGTTGCTCTCCAGCTTTTCCGTAGGTCTGCCCCCTGGCTGCAGATTTTGCAATCTTTGCCGCGGGGTTTTGTAGGTCGAAACGGTTGGCCACGTCAGGCTCCCATTTGCGCTAAGAGTTGCTCCAGGCTTGGTTCGCCCTGTGGTCCTGCTACTGGCGCCTCTGCGCCCATGCCCGGCATTGCTAGACCCGGCATGGTTTCTGGTGCCCCCATTGGCATCTGCATTGCCTGACGCTCCTGGGCTCGCGTATTGGTGCGCTCAACTGCCTCGTACAAGCTGGAATCCTGCTCCATAACCAGTTTGACAAGATAGGCAAGGTCTTCTGGTTGATATGGGCCCATTGGGTTAACCGCTTGCTGCTGGATGCTGGAAAGCAATGCTGCCTCTACGCCCTCTGCGATGATGCGGTCGTGCTCCAACTCTGGGTCCGAAATTAAAGGGTCTGCCTCTCGTGCTGATTCCTTGCTCATTGTGCCAATTCCCAAGCGCTGGCCAAGCCCAACGATGAGGGAGTTAACATCTGAGCCAGCGGCCGAATACGTAACATAATGAAAATCTGTTTCCCAAATCTTGCTGGGCACGTAGGTTTCTTGGCCGCTTGAAACACGAGACGGCAAGAAAAACATCTTTGGTACGTCGCCCCAGTACGATTTCTCAATTGCAATGGCAATTTTGTCTTCTTCGAGGAGTGATGCTTCAAACACGGACTGTGATTCCTGGACTCGGAAGTCAACGGTTGCAGATAAAACGTTTTCACCACGGCGACCCGTGCGGATGTTGGTTGCCGATTCGCCACCGAACTCTGCTGGGATGGCACCTTCCAGGCGCTCTTGGCGCTCCAGTCGGTCCAATGCTTCGTATGTTTTGTATCCGGGGTTTAGGTCCTGGCTGCGGATGTCTCCGCCACGAACGATTCCAAGTATGCCGTTTTTGCTGTCGGCTAACTGGACAATCTCTGGGTTCTCGCCCGTGCGCGCGATGAGATATTCCTCGGGGAAGATACCGCGCTCAATGGCAATTTCGGTCAGGGCTTGCAGGCGTGCACGCGTGTAATACATGCCAATCAAGCCATCAAACTGGCCGCGCTGTTTGTCTAGCGTGATGCGATTTGCAACAACCGCCAACGGCATGCCGGTTCGGTTGGGGATTGCCTCAAGCAGAATCTCTTGCATGCCTGCGCGTTGTGCGGGCGACAGGGATGGGTTGTCTTCTGCGCCCATCACAACGAGTTGCAGCGCATCCGAAGATACGTACTCAAGCAATGTGTAGCGAGAGTCTGCGTCAACCTCGCCCATGCGTAACTGTTCGGAGACCAGGTCGCCGTAGTTTTGCAACAACCATGCCGCTGTCACCTTGTGCGAGAAGATGCAGTCTGCTGGCAGCATGTCGTCTTGGTCTTCGACTGGTGCCGGGTATGTGTCCAGTGGATTGCGAACAACCCACTTTGGCATGAGTGTGCGGAAGTCTGGTTTGAGGAATACTGCAGACTGTGAATAGGCAAGCATGTGGCGTGCGCGACGGCGCAACTTCATCTGCATTTTGTTGTGGTCCCAGAATGACAGGACTGCCTTGCGGCGCATGCGCGAATAGCTCTTGGAGCGCTCCGAACCGTCTTTAACTGGAGGGAAATATGGTGATGGCATCGTTGATGCAATGCGCATTGACATCTGGTCAAGACCAGTTACCAACAAGTTTGCAACATTTGACTTAGCGCTGCGGTCTAATTCGTTTAAAGGAACAACCACTTCTCCGTTTGCGAGGTCGCGTACACGACGCATCTGCTCGTACAAGGGGCCAAGTTTCAACTGGCGGTTGCGATACAGTTCGACAATCTGCTCTGCGGAGAGCATGTTTTACTTATTCCGTAGTCTGCGAAGGGTTGCCTGTGTTTGTGGGTTCTTTAGCCACTTATTGTACTGTGCTGCACCAGGAGCATTTTTTTCAATTGCCGTTTGTGCACGATTGAGTTTTTCCACAAATGCAGCATCACCCTCTTTGTATCCAGGAAAACGATTTTTTGCTTGGGCGGCACCGTATTCGGCATCCTTGGCTGCTTCTCTTTGGGCTTTGGTCATTCTTGGTGTTTTTTCTTTGGCCGCTGGCTTAGTTGCCGCTGGCTTAGTTGCCGCTGGCTTAGTTGCCGCTGGCTTAGTTGCCGCTTGCTTGGCGTCAGCCTGTAAAAGGATTCTGCGTATGGCCGGATTGCTATTGGCGGTGGTTTTTGTGGTTCCACTGGCTTTTGGAGTACTCGAAGTCATTGGAGTGCTCGAAGTCTTTGTGGTCGTTCCAACTTTGGGACCTGGTCCAAGTTGTAGTGGTCCCCTATTTGGGGCTGATGGGCGAATGGGGCCGCCAGTTCGAGGACCAGGGGCTGATGGGCGAATGGGGCTGCCAGTTCCTATACCCAAAGGTCCACGTGGAAGCCCCTTCGGCACCGGACTGCCAGTACGAACAAAAGCAGCAACCGCTAGTGCTGTTTGCGGAACACCAATTGCAAGTTGTTTTAGTGTTCCGGCAATATTGCCTTTGTCGTACTCTGTTCGCGCTTTGGCAACATTTCCCAATCCGGGAACAGTGGCAATTAAACCAGCGCGGATGTTTTGAATGAGGGAATTGCTTTTTTTGACAGTTTGTGTTTTTGGAGTGGGCGTTTTGGTTTGCGTATATTCTTTTGGTTTTCCAACTTGATACAACTGTGGGCCCACGCTGCCAGCAACGCTGCGCATTTGCGTAATTTGAGCCGGCGTATACGAACTTCCAGTCTTTGGAGTGGTGGTCGTTACAGGATTTGTAGTGGTGGTTGTTCCACTCTTTGGAGTGGTTACGCTTCGCGTTGGAAGTTCCGAGGAAAGCATGCGCCTGAAATTCTTGCGCTCTTCCGGCTGTGCGTTTGGCAATACGTTTCGAACAATCTTTCCGCGACCCTCTTTGGTCTGTGCCAGAACGTCAAAACGCTGACGAATTTTCTTTCGCTCCTCAGGGGTTCCCTCAATGCCTCGCGCCTGAACGCGAGCCTGCACAAAACCACGACGAGCCTGTTGGTACGGTGACAACTTTTTCTCAGCCATAAACACCCCTACAGTAACATATTAAATCCAGGATGGACGCCATAGGCGAGGTGGAGCTTTGAGCGGGGCCAGTTGGGGTATGTGTAACTCGCCAAACCAATGCGCCATTACCAGGTCGGTGCCATTTTTTTTGTCCCTTGTCCACGAAGTCATCTCGTCAACAAATGCCAAAGTCTTCCAGTTCTCGACCATTGATGGTAGGCGAACGCTGCCCGAGCGCCAGAGCGGCGGCAATAAAGCTTCAACACCCAGGTTTTGGTCCAACTTGTTGCGTGATGTGGTGTGGGGTACGATGAGCACACCATGAAGGGCTTGCCACTTTCGGACGAAATCGTGGGCCAAGAGGAAACGTTGGGCAGCGTTAATCTCAACAACCCAGTGGCTAATTGGATACCCGTACTCGAAAGACCTTTCTTGCCAAATGTCCATAATTCCGCTGTATGCGCTAAATTGCGTGTCGTAACCCAAAAGGTCCTCGGCAGTTAATTTGATTCGTTCCAAATCAACCAAGTAGCGAAGGTTTGTTTCAGGCTGATACAGCCACCATTGCAGGGCCCAGAACTGGGTTGGGGACGGGTCAACTGTGGCTACGGAGATAATTGGTGGCTTTAGACCTGCGGGGATGTAACCGGGTCGGCGGTCCCTGTCAATGCAGCCTGGATACATGACGCCGTCGGGCCCAATTCCGCCAGTAGCCCAGACCCGTTCGATGAGGTAGCTACCCTCGGCCATATCTTCTTGTTGATATACGGTGGCAAACTTCTGGGGCGAGGAGTGCCGAATGTAAGACAAATCGCGCCAGGAAAGACGGTACGGCTCAAGCAGGGGTCCTTCGGGCCAGGGAGGGGCGTCATTGCGGCGGGATTTTTGCCCAGTGTCTAACTCTTCGTAATAGGCCTTGTAAACCAGGTGTTCGTACTTCTGAATCTTAACGGGCTCTGGGATTTCGGACAGGTCGGTAACCTCTTCGCCGTCATAGTCCTCCTCGTCTTCGTAGGTCACCTTTGACAAACAATGTGCGTATAGGTCAAGGGTGCCCAAGCGCTGCCCAATAACGGCAAGAAGACCACCCGGGTCTACGCGGGCTTCGGCCATTGAGTCCCAGCGTTCAATGAGTTTATCTCGGGCTACGGATTCCTTGGCGTTTTCTGGGGAGGCCACGTCGTCAAACAAGCACAAGTCGGCACGGTGTCCAATGAACTCGGACTCAATACCGTAAGCAGAAACGGTTGGTTCTTTGTTGTCTAGGGCACCCCCGGCGTACTGTTCAACTATGAACTCTTCTGCGCGCCAAAGAGCTCCGGCACTGTTGGGCTTGAATCGCCCGTAGTCAAGAGAGAGACACGACTCGGCATCAAGGGCAAGACCACGTTTGACCAACTCTGGGTCTGGGCGCATTGGTGCTGTGCGCTCTAGAGTATCGCGAATACGACGGCTATACATCTTTGCCAGGGTTTGCGAGATTGAGCCAATCATCACACGAACTGCGCGATTGCGGACTATTGACCAAACCGCCACATCATGGAACAAGGTCGACTTACCGGCACCTGGTGGACAGTTGAGGACCATGAATCTTTTGTCCTGGTTCTCAAGGCGTTCGACAATCTTGTAAGCGGCATCTACCTGCCATGGGCTGGGGACGCGACCCAGGTAAACGCGCCTGAAGTAATCGAAGTCAATTAGTCCTCGTTCTGCACGTTTGCTCAGCCTTCCATGCGGAATTACCGGGGGCAAATCGCGCATTGCATTTAGGTCACGAGACAGGCTATTGCCGCCGGTTCCGCGACCAGTTTGCAATTTAGCCTCATCTAATTCAAGTTTTGTTTTCTTGGAACTAGCGACCCAGTTGCGAGCGGTTGTATACGAAATACCAGAAAGCCTTGAAGCCTCCTTCATGTTCATCCCAGACTGAATTGACTGAAAGAATATAGCCCTGTCTTCAGGGCTTACTGCCCGTTTCCCCTTTGGCACTTATCTAAAGAAATCCCGTGGGTCTATGAAATTTTCCGGCATGTTGCGCTTAGCGTTGGCAAGGTCTATTTGGCGTTGAAGCTTTGCAGCCCTTTGTGCTGCTCTCCTTGCCTCAATTGTATTGCGCATTTGGGGTGCCTGCCGAGCCGAAAAGTCCTCTTTGTTCTTAAGAACTTCTCTTACGCTTCGGCCCCTTTCTCGCAAATAGCGATTGGCAAGATTTCGTTCCCTCGAGTTTAGGTCTGGGTCTATGGCTGCATACGCATCTCTTGCAGTTTCGGAAAGTATTCTGTTTGAGCGTCCCGAGGTCAAGGGGGCCCTGCCTTGTGTTTCAGCAATTTCGGCAACCCTTCTTGAGAGCCGATAAACATCGCCCTGTTCGTATGCTTCCATGTAATCGTAGTCTGGAGCATTTCGAGTAAGTCTGGCAGTCTCTGCAGCATCTTCCAGTCTTGCTACCTGGCCCCTCATTTCCCCTATTTGCATAATGAGGGGGTTCTTCATTTGTACAGCTTTGCGATAAGTAACGGGCCTTAGCATTCGTGCTTCGTATACCAAATCTAAGGCTTTGCGCGACGCCAATTTGCCAGCAGGACTTTTGGCTAGTGCCCCAGCAACAGAAGGCAAAGCGGCACCAGCACCCATTGTCGCTGCAGTAATTGCTAATTGCTGTCTCGCGTAACGTTCAATCCCGTCTGGTCCAGCTTTTGCTGCAGACACTGCGCCGCCAGTAAGAACATCCGTAACTTGTTGAATTCCGGTAACCGCACGACTGGTGGCAAGGTTCATGTCTAGGTATTTTTCGGGGTTTACAAAAGTATCCAAAGACCTGGCGGCACCACCCAGCCAGCCACCGACAGTCTTGCCAATGTCGTCGATTGGGTTCTTCGATGATTTACGTGGAGCCATCAGGAAACGCCTCGGTTTATGTTTTTCCTTTTGGGGGGCTTGGGAGTTTTGGCAAGTTTGCCGCCCGCCTGTTTTACAGCGTCCAAAACCCTTTTGTCAAATTGTTTGAATGTTTCTGAATATTCATCACCAATGTTGGAAGGTATTGGCAATTCTTTTACGACTTTTGCAGGCGTAGAAGAAGTAACAACATTCCAGTTGACGTCATCAGCACGATTTTTTACATTTTTTGTTGGCGCTTTTGCAATATAGACAGAAGAAGCATTGTTGCCTCTGGCGTTTATTATAGTTGCAGAGTTTTTCGTCAACCAATTTTGTGCATTGTTGGTTGAAGGGTCCCAACCGTACACAACTTTTTCATTTGGCAATGCACGACTTCCTGCAAAGGTTTCAAGTTTTGAAAGATTGGGTGTTGGGGAACCATGAACAAACACCGTTTGACCGGTCACCTTGTTCGCCACGCGAGCAGGAACACCAGTCTTGACAACGGCCCGCGCAGCAATAGAAGCACCTTTGGTGACCACACGCCCAGCAGCACCAGCAGCAAGGTCAATGGCGGCCGTCTTAGCTAAGGCAGCAGGGCCATCAAGTGCGGCCTTTCCGTACCTGATGTTCTGAGCAACAAGCGGATTCTGCGCAGCAGCACGCCCCACAACTTTCGCTGCACTACCCAGCCAGCCAAAAGCTTGACTGCTAATGTCGTCAAGTGAGTTTTGCCTGCGGCGAGTCACAAAAAAACTTTAGCACAGGGGTTGTGGATGCCTGACCGAGGTGCTAATGTGTCCTTCACACAACCAGACGAATACGGACCCTAAACGGTTAGATTCCTCCCAGCACACAAACGACTGGGGAAGTATCGCTAGACCGCACGGAAGAATGGCCTGAAAAGGGGACCGATTGTGGTCTCCTTCTTTTGGTATCAAGACAGACGGGTTCAGGCGTGAAATAGAACTTGGGGGGGCTAAGAACGTTTGCAACCAGTTACCCTTAAATGCGAAGCCGTAGCCCAAAGATGAATATTTTTCTTAGGCTTAGGTTACGAAATGGCTCTATAGAGAGAACGGGTATATTGACCCCCCACCCCACCACGGTAGAGGCATACCCCCGGTTCCTTGCACCTGCGAGTAGACAAAAAAAAAGAACCCCCGGCCTCTCGGCCGGGGGCTCTCGGTTGCTCTTACAGTTCAGCCACAACCTTGGCCGAGTAGAGCACTCGGGCTATGCCGACGTTGTCGACATGGTCACCTTTTTGCTCGGTCAGTTCGACCACCTGGTAGGCACCTCGGCTCTTGCTGACCCATACCAGGTCACCAACTGCTGGCATCCCTACTGCTTGGCCTTGCGCCACCGACACGTACCAGTTCTCTTTTTTGGTGGTGGTGTCTGGTGAGTGCCACTTGCCCCGAGGGAACTTGGCTATGGCTTGGCGTAGTGCATTCATGTTGTCTTTGCTGTTCATGTCTTGGGGCCTCCTGACCCCTTGTCTTTGGCTCCTTGCCTCCGACATCCACCACCTTAGGGCAACCCGACCACCGAGTCAAACGAACAAGTGTTCGCCCCTTGCTCCATGCGCTTGCACATGTGGGTATTCGCGCGCGACATCGGTAGCGCAAGAAGGGGGGAGGGCTTGCGCCCTCCCCCCAACTGCTTACTGCTAGTCAATAACCGTGGCTGTCCACAATGAGACTGCGAGACCCAACTTGTCGGTCTTCTCACTGTGCTTCTCCACCAGTTGCGCCAACTGAAATGCACCCCGTGACTTAGTCACGAAGACGATGCGCCCTGCTTCTGGCTTCCCTGCCACTTGGCTGTCGTGGCACTGGATAAACCAGTTGGTCTTCTTGGGTGTCGTATCTGGACTTGTCCAACTGCCACGAAGCAGTTGCTTCTTGGCGTCTTCCAGGTCTTGTAGTGCTTTCTGGTCTTGCTTGTTCACGGTGTCCTCCTATGGACTTGTTGTGTTGGCTGTTGCCAACGAACCCCAGCGTAGGGCAAGCCGACCGATGAGTCAAGCGAACGGGTGTTCGCCCAGCCACCTCGCGCATGTGCGTATTACCAAGCGACATCGGTAGCGCTTGTCGCTAGTTGCGTGTGGATTGTGGCTGGTTGTGAGGGCTACGAGCAAGTTTCAGGAGGTTTAGCACCAAAGTGCTGCCTACCCGTAGCCCCCACAATGTCACTTGGCGCTATTCTTTGCCCAAAGATACAGGAGTATCAGGGCTAAGCAGACACCAGCACGCCAGTACAGTCCACCACTGACGGTGGTTGCTGCCTTGTCGCCAATGACAATAAATGTGCCAATAAGCAATAGGCTCGGTTCACTGTTCATCACCAAGCCCCTCCATGCGTCGTTGCAACTCCTTGGACAGTTCCTCGTAGGAGTTTGGATACTCCTCCCTAAGGATTTGCACAGAAGATGTGAAGTTCCATTGGCTCTCCATTATTGACTTGCACTCACCACACACGGAACCAAGCACAGAGGGCATGTCCTCCTCGCTCGTGTCCACATGTGTTTCCATAATCTCCCCAGATGGGGTTCGGGTGAGCGTAGAGACAGAGCCACCTGCCACCAACATGTAGACCAAAGCACCGTTCTGCTTGTGTCTAGTGATGGAAGCCCAGTTTCTCTTGCCCATAGAAACATCGGTCATAAGCGCATTGGAAGGAGAGTCAAGTATCTCCAAGAAGT